AAATCGATTTTTATTTGGCTGGGGCGAATGATGTTATGAGCCAATACAAACCTTTCTTTTTACGCGATCAACGCATTAAAAATAATTGTTTGGATTTAATCAAAGAACTGCCAATAGACGATAAAAAACCGTTGGTAGTCAAAATCCAACCAATAACACGAAACCTTGAGCAAAACGCCAAGTTTCACGCTATGTGCCAAGATGTCGCAAATCAGGCGGAATTTATGGGGCGTAAGCTCACAATGGAGCAATGGAAAGTCTTATTTATTTCGGGCCACGCAATCGCCACAAATCAAAAAGCAGATGTTGTGCCAGGTCTTGAGGGCGAATTTGTGAATATCCGTGAAAGTTCGGCTCAAATGAGCGTTAGCAGAATGGCGAGCCTTATTGAGTATGTCACAGCTTATGGTGTGGCGAACGGGGTTAAATTTAACGATAAATGGGGATTTTTCGGACGATGATTGAGGTAGGAATTATGATTTTATTTTTGATTGCATTTTCGGCTATGTTGTTTTTTCTTTTCGACGAGCCCCTTGCTGCCACCCTTGTCTTGTGTGGAGCTTGTTGGCTTTCTGGTTGGTATTTTGCTCATAGCACGGTTGCAACAGAGTGCGAGAGATTAGGAAAGTTTTACGTTGGCAAAAACGTTTATCAATGCTCAAAAATCGAGAGCAAGGATGAGTGATGAGTAAACTTAAACCCATCAAGCCTAAAAAATGCAAGTCATGTGGCATGGAGTTTATCCCACAAAACTCTCTCCAAAAAGTCTGCTCGCCTAAATGCGCACTTGATTTAACTCGTCAAAATGCGCAAAAAGCACAAGAACGAGCAGAAAAGAAAAAACAAAGGGAACGTAAAGCTAAATTAAAAAGTCGTTCAGAATGGCTGAAAGAGGCTCAGTCAGTATTTAATAAATTTATCCGTTTACGGGATAAAGACCAGCCTTGTATAAGTTGCGGTCGGTATCATCAAGGACAATACCATGCAGGGCATTATCGGAGTGTGGGAGCGTGCCCTGAATTACGATTTTGTGAGCTCAACGTACATAAACAATGCGCACCATGTAATGACCACAAGAGCGGCAACATTATTGAGTATCGAATCAATCTCGTTAATAAAATCGGTGCAGATAAGGTAGCTTGGCTAGAACGGCAAGACCACGAACCGAAGAAATACACCATTGAAGATTGCAAGGCGATTATTAAGTATTACAAGACAAAAATTAAAGAGCTGGAAGGAGAGTAGAATGTCGTATAGCGTTGAGAGAGTATTAGAGAAGTGGGGTAATTGCTGGGGCAGAGACCGTATTGGCACAGAATACCCAAGCACCACAATTTCTATTCCTGTTTTACCTACCGTGCGCAAGACTCACATTCGATTCTTAACTGATGACGAATGCTTAAAAATTGAGGAGCAGATTATAAATCTACACGAGGATAGTTTGCTGCAATACCAAATCTTAATGGCGTTATACGTTCAACAAGCGAATGAACGAGATATTTGTACCGCACTTCATATTTCCCCTGCTTGTATGTATCGTGAGCGTGCTAAGGGCGTGAGATTCCTAAAAGGTGCATTTACTGGGGCGAAGATTAAATTTATGTTTTTAGGGTAGGGAAGTGCGGTCGATTTTGACCGCATTTTTATTACACTTCATCTTGACTTGTGTGTATTTGTGTATTATAATTCATCTTGATTAAGACAAAGGAGGATGCATGCACTCAGGTGACTTAATCAAGGAGCTTAAAGCAAATGGTTGTTATTTTGTTAGACATGGAAAAGGTGATCATCAAATTTGGTTCTCGCCGAAAACTGGAAAGCGATTTCCAGTTCCGCACCCCAAACAAGATTTAGCAATCGGAACTTTAAAATCCATTAAAAAATCGGCAGGGCTTTAAGCTCTGCCGAGCTTAATCGGAGGAGTATTAAATGATTTTTACCGTAGGTGTTGAAACCCCAGAAAATGAAAACCAAGCATACGGAATGATCGTTCCTGCACTTTGTCAATTAGATTATGGTTGTTTTAGCGGTGCTGACGATGTTGATGATTTATTACCAATGGTGTCAGAAGCCATTACAATGATGCTTGAAGCGATGGTTGAAGATGGTTTTGATCTTACCACGCTAAAAGATAAAGGCGTAACGCACTATAAAGCCGATCCTGAATATGCTGATTTTGATACTTGGCTTTTAGTTGACGTTGATATTTCAGAATACTTAGGTAAAAAACAGCGTATTAATGTGTCTTTACCTGAATATTTATTAACGCGCATTGATCGCCGTGTTGCAGCAATGGGTAACTACTATAAAGATCGTAGCCATTTCTTAGCAAATGCGGCGCACCGAGAATTGCATGCGCATTCAGATAAAGAAATGTAATCTCTGACTACCCTTGACAAGCTCCTATTTCAAGGGTAGGATTTATCCCAAGGTCTCAAAAGCCTTTTACACAACGGAATTAATTCACCCCGTCAGCGTGATTTTTTTGTATCTAAAATTTGAAAATTTTACCGCCATTATAAAATTCTCAAAGAATCAATGACCGACGGTGCGAGGAATACAATACCGAAAGGGAATAACTCCGCCAGATTGTGTACTGGTTTTGAGCCGTTGGTCGCCCAATTATGGGTAAATTATCAATCCTCTCAAAAAGGAAATACACAATGAAAAATCAAGTTCAATTTTCAGCATTTACTTTCAAATCTAATTCTGTTCGAGTCATCACTGATAAAAATCAGGAGCCTTGGTTTTGTGCGAATGATGTTTGCGATATTCTCGGTTACTCAAACCCACGTGATGCTATTTCAAAACACTGTAAAGCAGGGGGTGTAGCGAAACGCGACACCCCTACCAAAAGTGCGGTGCAAGAAATGACATTCATCAATGAACCAAATCTTTACCGCCTGATCATCAAATCTCGTAAACCAGAAGCTGAACCATTTGAAGCGTGGGTATTTGAAGAAGTTCTTCCGCAAATTCGTAAAACAGGAAAATATCAACTTCAACCGCAACAGTTATCTTTGCCTGAGCCTGAAAAGAAATACACGTTTGAATTTACTGAGTATGAACTTGAACAGCTCGTTTGGCTTTGGTGCGGACATAAACAAATGAACACTCTACTTGGAGATATGATTAAGCCGTTAGAAACGATCGGCTCTTATTTCACAGGAATGGTAATCAGCCATCATCAAGAATATCAACGCCAATACAAAAACACGCTCCCAACTATTCAAAAATTGATTCAGCCATTTAAGGCATCTAATCGAATGAACTGGGAAAGAGCGAAAAACCTCATCGCCCAATAAAACACCGAAAAATTTATAAAAACACTTGATTACTTGCAAGTGAAAGTGTACTATATTAGGTAAGTTGCGGTTTTAGCGCACAGCAAACGCACAAAAGAATTTTACAGCCCTGATCGGAAACGGTCGGGGCTTTTTTGTATGCAAAAGAAAAGCCGAGGTGGTGGAACACTTCGGCTTTTTTCATTCCTGTTAAGTTCGATTTAAAGGAACGAATTTATGGTTAAGTATAACAGAACGAAACTAAAAATACATCCAAAAGAAGGATTAAATATGGAAACTTATTCAACACCTGTTATTCGTGGTGCGATTGCCTTTGCGATTGTAGCTTTAGCTGTGGGAATTTGTCTTCTTTTTGCAACGCCTTTTATTAGTGCTGTTCGTTGGTGGTAGTCGTTATATCGAGTTATGTAAAAATCCCTACTTGTTGATACTGTTAGGGTATTTCATAAGGGCGTAGTCTAATGGTAAGACAGCGGTCTCCAAAACCGCTAATCGAGGTTCGATTCCTTGCGCCTTTGTCATATCACAAGCTCACGTTAATGCGTGGGCTTTTTTATTGCCCTGGAAATGGGGTGGAGTATGAAAATGTTAAAAGACGCAGGGAATCAAAGTATTTTTTGGTCTGGCTTTGGCGCATTCTGGGCAATGTATTCATTTCAAGAGTGGCTAGCCATCTTTGGTTTGATTATCGGTTTAATTAGTGGTCTCGTTAATATGTACGCCAAGTGTCAAGAAGGCAAGGTTAGGGAGAACGAGGAACGCAGAGCGGAAGAGATGCATAAGGCAAGAATGAAACGATTAGAGCAGGGGCTTGATAATGGTACTAAGGAAGACTAGAACGGCGATTGGCGCCTGCTCCGTTGTTGCGGTCATTGGGATTATGTACTCTCAATTTGGCAGTGAGCTAAGATTAAGCCCCGCTGGAGCGGAAATAATCGGTAACGCAGAGGGGTGTATGGCAACTCCATATAAATGCCCCGCTGATGTATTGACTGTTGGTATTGGTTCAACGGAATATTCTGGGCAAAAGATAGAGCCTAACAAGAAATACACAAATGAAGAAATCGCCTACCGATGGAAAAACGATATTAAGCTTGCTGAATCGTGCGTTGATAGATATGCCAATGGAAGAGCATTACCTCAATTTGTGTTTGATGCTATGGTATCTGTCACATTTAATAATGGATGCGGCAAGGTTAAAAACTCAACGATGTTTGCGTTTATGCGACGCGGAAGATATATAGATGGGTGTAATCAGCTCCCAAATTGGGTTTATGTTGGCAAAAAGAAAATACCAGGTTTGGTTAAGCGTAGAGAAAAGGAAAGAGCGTTATGTTTAACAGAGTTAAAAGTTACGCAATCGCAATCATCGTATTAACCATTTTGGGCTTGTGCGGTTGGACTTGGTACCAATCTCAGAAGATAAGTAGCTTAAAAGCCGAGAACCAAGCGCAAGCCCAAACCATCCAGCGACAAGAAGATGCGAACAAGGCATTGAACATTGCGCTACAACAAGAACGTGATGCAGTCATTGAGCAACAGCAACGTAATGATGAAATAGAAAGGATAGCAACAGAAAATGCTGAATCAGTTAAAACAATCATTAAGACACAACCTTGTGCTCACACTCGTTTGCCTCAGTCTGCTCTTGACCGCCTGTACAAATAAGGTCACGACCAAAGCAGAATATATTTACCCACCTCAAGCCTACACTGCACCTTGTGTTAAAACAGCGTTTACTGGTGAGACATATGGTGATGTAGTCATACAACTTGTTAAGGTAACAGCAGAGCGAGATAAGTGCGCAAGCCAAATAGATAATATTCGTAAATTTGTAGAGAAAAATAAGAAAAATTAAAGACGGGGCTAGTGCTAGACACTATCGGAGGAAATAGTCGGAGAGTGTACATACCCGATTTCTTAGCGCTCTCGTGAGTTTAAGCTAGACCGAAAAAAAGCCCAACAAGGGCTTTTGTTTAGAAATCTAATTGACTTGGATTGATGCCAAGAGCATTTGCCATTTTTATGCGAGTTGTTTTCCGCAAGGTCTGTGAATTTTCGTGTTGCGAATAAGCTGCTTGAGAGATGCCTAAGCGTCCTGCAACTTGCACTTGTGTTAAACCTAAGTGTTCACGCCAAGCGCGCAATGCAGAATAATCGTTTAATAACGCTAATTTGGCGACAGATTCAGGGATACCTGTTTCAATAGGGTCTGAAAAATTAGCTTTTTGTTTTAGCCAGTTAAGCGTGGCAATTGGCATAACAGCAAAAGCAGGTACGCCTTGCTCATTATTAATATATTGAATATTAGTAAGTGCGTTCATCTCTTTTTTTAACCTCTTCAATAGATACGATATTCATCGTATTGCCAACGATATTAAAGAAAACACGATAATCACCAACACGGTAACGATATTCGTAAGTGTGATTGGTCAGTGCTTTGATATTAGAACAATCGGGAAAGGTTTTAAGCGATTCACATTTTTCAATTATATGTGCTTTTGTTGGAATCTTTCTCAATTGTTTTAATGCTTTTGGCTGATAGATGATTTCTTTCATAGCTAAAGTATTACGTTTAATTAATAAGTATTTTATAGGTTTTATAAGTTTTATTCAAGTTATTTTAAGGATTTTCTATGTCAGACGTGAAAGGAAAATCCACGTCTGATGGCGTGGGGAAGTTAACTGATAAACAAAAGCGATTTGTTGAAGAATATCTTGTTGATTTAAATGCAACGCAAGCTGCGATTAGAGCAGGATATAGTGAGCAAACAGCCTATTCAATCGGACAGCGGTTGTTGAAAAAAGTTGAAGTGCAAGAGGCAATTCAACAAGCCCAAAACAAGCGGTCGGAACGCACACAAATCACCCAAGACGAAGTGATTCGTCGCTTAATTGAAAATGTGGATATTTCAATGGGTAAGAAAGCAACGGTTATCACCATTCCAAGCAAAAGCGAAAATGGTGGAGTGGTAGGCAATGATGTAGCACAGTTTGTGTATGAACCTTCTGCGGCAAATAAAGCGTTGGAGTTACTTGGTAAACATTTGGGTATCTTCAAAGACGGTGTCGATATTACTTCAGGTGGCAAACCATTACAGCCAACTATTATCGAACTTGTCGGGGTAAGCAGTGAGTAAAGTGCAGCTTTCTATTCCTGCCAAATTGATTGATGTATTCAAAGGTGAATGCCGTTATCGCGGTGCTTATGGCGGACGTGGCTCTGCCAAAACACGCACCTTTGCTTTAATGACGGCTGTTTGGGCGTATAAGCGAGATATGGCAGGCGACAGCGGTGTGATTTTATGCGCCCGTGAGTTTATGAATTCATTGGAGGAGTCTTCGCTTGAAGAGGTAAAACAGGCGATTCGCTCAACAGAATGGCTGTTGCCACATTTTATTATTGGTGAGAAATTTATTAAAACCAGAAGCGGTCGGATTTCTTACGTTTTTGCAGGCTTAAGGCATAACCTTGATAGCATTAAATCCAAAGCCCGAATTTTGCTGGCGTGGGTAGAAGAAGCGGAAACCGTTAGTGAAATGGCGTGGCAGAAATTAGAGCCAACGGTGCGTGAGCATCAATCTGAAATTTGGGTAACGTGGAACCCTGAAAAACGAGGTTCGGCAACTGATGAACGATTTCGACAGCATAAGCCTGAAAACAGTAAGATTGTAGAAATGAACTACCACGACAATCCGTGGTTTCCTGCTGAGCTTGAGCAAACACGTCTGGCAGACAAGCAGCGTCTCGATGATGCTACTTATCGTTGGATTTGGCAAGGTGATTATCTCGAACAATCTGAAGCACAGATATTCCGTGATAAGTTCAAAGAACTGATGTTTACGCCGCAATCTGATTTCAACGGTCCATATTACGGATTAGACTTTGGTTTTGCGAACGACCCGACTGCTGCGGTGAAATGCTGGGTGTTCAACAATGATTTATATATTGAATATGAAGCGGGCAAAGTGCGGTTAGAGTTGGACGAAACGGCAGAATTTATCACACAACGTATTCCTGAATTTGCTCAACATAAAGTGCGGGCTGATTCGGCTCGACCTGAGTCGATTAGTTACCTTAGACGACACGGTGTGCCGCAAATGGAAGGTGTGAAAAAATGGCAAGGCTCGGTTGAAGATGGTATTGAGCATATCAAGTCTTACAACAAGGTGTACATTCACCCACGTTGCAAAGAGACGCTCAATGAATTTCGCTTATACAGCTACAAAACAGACCGTTTGTCAGGTGATGTGTTACCACAGATTATCGATGCAAATAACCATTACATTGATGCATTGCGGTATGCCTTAACGCCTTTGATTAAGAAACGAGGCGATTTTAAACAAACCAGCCTCAAACTCTATTAAGGATTCACTATGTCAGTTCATCTTCCCACCGCTGAAATGGTGGAATTAACCAAGAAAACCAAAATCATTGATGATTTACTCGGTGGCACAGCAACAATGCGGAAAGCCGCACAAACCTATCTTTTCCAAATGGAAATGGAAGAATCCGATAGTTACCGCAAACGCCTTGAGCGTTCGACCCTTTATCCTGCATTGTCGGAAACCCTTTCGCAAATGACAGGTCGAGTGTTCTTCAACCCGATTGACGTTGCCGATGTAACAGAAACGGTGCAAGCCCTTTTTGATGATGTGGATTTAGCAGGCAATAACCTTGATGTATTCGCCTCCCGTTGGTTTTATTCCGCCTTGGCGTATGGTTGCTCGTTCGCTCTGATTGATTTTACCCGCGTAGAAGTCGTGAAAAGTCGCGCAGAAGAGAAAGCCTTAAATGCCCGTCCATATTGGGTACATATTAAACCGCATCAAGTACTGGGTATTAAAACCGCACGAGTAAATGGTAAACAAGCGATTACTCAATTCCGCTATGTTGTAAATGAACAGGTTGAGGATGGCGAATTTGGCGTAAAAACCGTGAAACACGTTTATGTGTACGAAATCGGTAAAGTGCGGAAATTTAGCGAAGCGGAAGGCGAGTTTCGTCTTGAATCGGAATTGCTCCTCACTGCCCAAAATCGACCTCTTGATTTTGTGCCTGTCGTGCCATTTATCTGTCCTGCCAAGAATAATCCTTCTATGATTTTAGACTCTAAAGAATGTTTCAGTTGAATGGGGTC